TCAACTCACCAAATACTTTAAATGATGCAGGGTGAACGTTCTTAATAAGAATCTCTTTCCAATCACCAATAGAAACAGCAGACTTAACAGCGTATGAGAAGTCTTGATAATAGTAACTATCTTGAATCTTTTGAATGATTTCAGATGGTTTACCAACGTCATCAATAAACTGACCTGTAGTTTTAGTTATAGAACCAATCTCTAAGACACCAGTAGCAACCTTGATATCAGTCATGATACCAGAAGATTTAGAAATCACACCAGTGATTCTTTGACCTTGTGAGAATGTTCCAGTGTAATCAACAATCTTAAGAACTCTAGGTCCAATCTGCCAACCTGAGTTAGTTGAAACATATCCAGTAGCAGTAGCAGCAGAAAGTGAATCACCTTGATATACAAGTTCTCCTTCTAGGAAGGTTGATGTGATAACATTTGCAGTTGCACTACCACCAAATGATTCAGTTAATACCTGTTGACGACCTGTACCTGCGTTAACAAATGCTAATGCATCACCTAAGTTTGCGTTTGCTTGTGTAATAGCAATCTTTAACTGATCATTTTCTAGAGAGTTTGCAGTACCAGTAATAGCATAATAAGTTGTGCTTCCATTCAATCTACCAGTAGCACCTGCAGATAAAGGAAATTCAGTTCCTTCACCAGTGTCAACAACGTTCAATGTTATAGCAGAACCATTGGTAATACCATGTGGGAAAGCAAACTGTAGTAATCCTAAGTCAAGGTTTACAACATAGTTGAATGATGATCTTAAGTTAACTGCAGGAGTTGATGAATAACCTGCACCTGGATCTTTAACAATGATAGTATCTAATCTACCGTTCTTAATAGTTGCCTCAGCAAGAGCTCCGCTACCACCACCTCCACTGATTATAACAGCAGGTGCTTGTGAATATCCAGTACCTGGATCTGTAACTGTAATGCTGTCTAGTATACTTGTAGATGTTAACTGAGCATTTATTGGGAATGTAATCTCTGGACGTAATGTATAGTCATGAGGATAATCATAACCAAAGTTATTATTTTTAAGTTTCTTAATCTTACCAACACTTGTACCTTTAGTAAAGATAGATGCACCAGAACCTGCAGATGGTATAACAACTACAACTTCTGCACCAGATCCAGTCAAACCAGAACCAAGAATACCTGGTATTGCTTCAATATCGATTGATGCAGTAGTATAGTTTTTACCTGGCGATGTAACAACAATATTGTTGATCTGACCTGGTATTGTTACACCCTCAGCATCTGTACCATCAGCAACAATGATTTCTACAAATCCACCTTCTCCATCACCTGCTATTTGTACTCCACTATAAGTTCCAAGAGCATATTCAGTACCTGGTGCATTGATTTGTACTCTTTCAATATTTCTAGTAGATTGTATACCACTTACTATAGGTAATCTAGTATAGAATCCACCTGGATTTACAATACGAACATCATTGATTGATCCAACTGCCTTTAATGAAGAAGTTGAATAAGTTGTTTGATTGATATCAGCAGCTCCTTCTGGTTCATTCAATAGAGGATATTTGATAATATCAGCACCACGAGTAATAGTAGCACCTGCAACACCACTGATTTCAAATGTTCCTTTATATGGAGAATCAACAACGTCTAAGTAACTTCCTGCAACAACAGGTGAATCAGATCCTGTTCTAGAAGGATCAAAGTAGTAAGAAATATTAGTAACAACAGTCTCATCAACTTTTAATGTTACAGATGGAGTTGGTTGTCCTGCTCCAGTGACACCAGGAGTTCCTACCCTATCAATAGAGTTAAATGAGTATTCAAGTTTGTATAGACTATCTTTAGCAAATGATAAGTTACCACCAACAAGAGATGAGTGACTAAGATCAAAGATATACTGATGACCATAGTACATCTTCAATACAGGTGACTTAACAAATATATTGACACTACTTGCCGATGTAGCAGGACTTGTTACTGCATCCTGTTTTAGTTTATATGTAAATTCTAATGGACTGATAACACGATCAACAGGGAATGCACCATCATACTCATCATACACAACACTGCCTACAGTCTGGCTAGGGTTACCATCAACATAAATGACTTGACCTGCAGAAAGATAGTGACTTGTGTTAGTGATTACATACACTTCATCACTATTAGCTACTGCAGTGACTTGTAAAATTTTGTCAAGATTTGCAACTAATGTTATTTTGGTTACAGCAGTTAGATTTGTTATGGTTGTTGTTGTACGTCCACTATTGAATGATATGTCTGCTGATGTTAACTGTACAACAGATCCAACAATAAATGTTGAACCAGTAGATACTTCATCTATTCTTACAGAGTAATCTTCAGTTGCAAATGGTTTGAATGTAGCAAACTGATTTAAGTTACCTGATCCACCATTATATCCATAACTTGATAATGCAATATCAAAAGTTCCAGGAGTTGTGTTTTGAACTGTAGCAAATGTATATCCTTCTATAATATTGATATCATTAGGAATAGGTCCTACAATACCATAAGTTGACTGTTCACTAAACTGTTCTGTTACAAGTTGACCAGTGTTTAAATCATCTGACCATGTATTATTGTTTACAGCAAGATATATTTGATTATTTGTATTATCAACTCTTGTAATGTAACCGCTATTTACAAATGCACCTGCAGCATTATTAAGACGTAATTTTGTACCAACAGTAAACCTAAATGATTGATTTATTGTTAACTTCTGTACATTATCAATCTTTTGTGTAGGTGTTACTTTGAAGAAGTATCTATCTTTAACAACAGCAGATACGTTTAGTTTTTGTGATCCAGGTGAAGGGACAGTAGCAGTTCTGGAACTCCATATATCTTGTGTATATGTAAGAGTCTCAGTACCCTCTACCATAGTTATTGTGGCATCATCAAAGTCTAATGACTGGAATCCTGCTTCAGATAAAGCATAACCAGTATTCTGTATAGTCATTGCAGTACCAGTTACAGGTGAGACTGCAGTTCTAGTAAATCCAATACCTGTATTAGTTTGAGTAGAAATAGTACCAAGTCTTGCTGCATCAGCATTCTTATCAACTTTAAGTGCAAATCCATCATAGTCTATAAGATCATAACGATTAGTGTTAGTAGTAAACCATGCAGTATCAGTCCAAACATATGCAAATCCAAATGCACCTGTAGTAGGAAGTGCACTAACGTCTGATGGAACAGTTGGTGTAACTGCTCTGTTTCTCAATCTTAAGTTTTCTACAGAGAACTGACCCTGTTCATTTGCTCTAAAGTTACCTATAGTACCATTTCTTCCAGGAAACTGACCGACATATAATGTTTTAGCACCTAAACTTGTACCTGCAGTTGTACTTTGTATTACTTGTATACCATTGATGTAAACTGTATATACATCACCTTCTCTCTTTAATCCAACCCATTGCCATGAGTTGTCAGCATACATGTTAGTTAAAGTAGATTGTGCTGCTCCTGATGCACTATTAAGTTTAGTAGAACTATTTGTTATAACAAGTTCTAGTTTACCTGATGATGTATCATAGTATAACCAAAGACCACCAGTTCCCTCTTCAGCATCACCAATACCTAATAATGTTTGTTGTGTAGGTGATACAGAAGTTGTAGATGCATTCTTGTATATCATCATCTCAAAGGTAAAGTTATTTGCAAGAACTGTACCTAACTGAGATCCAGATACTGCTAGATTTGCCTGTGTCCATGATGTTTGACCAGTTTGATAACCATTGATCTTAGCAACGTTATCTGCATATGTAATAGAGTTACTTGTTGATGTAGATGTTAATGTGTAATGAGTAGTAGTATCAGTTGTTGAACCAGAATCAAATGTGTATATAAACTCGTTTCTATTCCACTGTGTCTGACCAACAAGGTGAACGTCACCAGAGTTGTCAGCATCCATTGAGTGTACTGTAAGACCTTCTATTCTATTTGCTGTAAACTCAGTGGTTGTATGATTCTTTATCTTACCGTCATATCCAATCTTAACTGAATCAACAGTTGTTAAAGTGTTTGTATTGTTTGCTCTAGTAAATGCTACGTTTAAATCACCAAATATATCAATAGCAGAAGTTGCTGCCATAGTAACATCTCTACCTGGTGCTACATAACGATAGTTCCAAATAAGGGCACCGCTTGTGTCTATTTTACCAACCCAGAAACTATCTTTTGTTACATCATCAGACTTAAGTCTTAGACCACCTGTAATATAAAGTTCATTAAACTCATCAATATCAAGACTTGCATTTAATATTGAATATAGACTATTTGCATATTGATTGATCCATATAGTACTAATAACATTTGTTCCAAAAGAAATCTTAGCAACAGCAACATCTATATCAGCAGCAGTTGTATTTGCTGCAATTTCCATGCAAGCATAGACATCAGTTCCGTTGATTACAATATCAGTAATCTTTTCAGACTTATTAGCAGAAGAAAGTTTTCTCTTGATTGCAAAGTTACCACTTGTATCAATAGATGCAATAAATGCATCATATGGTGCACCAGAGTTAGTATTAGTAAATCCACCAATAATAAATCTTGTATCTGTATATTTTTTGATACATGTAATATGATCAGCACGAGTTGAACCAGATATACCTGCATATCCTTTTTGGAATGCTAAGTTAGCACTCAATCCGTTAGATGCTTCAACATATTTGGCAAGAACAACATCTGGGTTATAGGATGATAATATAGCAGCATTTGGTCTATTTTCACCAACTACCCATATATCATGACCATCAACAAATAATCTAACAAACTCAGAATCTCTTTCTGTACTAATATCAGTAAGTTCTAAAGTTTTCTCCCATTCTTTAACACCTGAGGCAGATAGTTTTGCTACAAAAGCAACAGTGTTGGCAGGTGATTGATCGTCGTATGTTTTACCACAAATATAAACTTCCTTATCATCATTTACATAAACGTCATTTACTTTTACATAGTTTCTATTTGAGAACTTAGAAATATAATAATCTGCTTTTTTGAATATTTGAGGATGTGATAAGATAACACGAGGGTTACTTGTGTATCCATAACCTGAGTTTAAAATATTAACATTTTCAATAGATCCAACTGATGTTACAACCGCTTGTAACTCACCACCAGTACCACCGCCACCGTCAATAATAATAGTAGGTGGAATATCAGTATTATATCCTGATCCAGTTGTATTAACAACTATTTGTTCAATACCTTTGAACTGTCTAACAACATATGTCTTATTAGTATTAGACATAACAGGAGTATAGTCAACAAATACACTATCACCGACTCCAAGGTTATGTGGATTGACTGTAGTAAGAACACCAAAGTTATTACCACTTACATTCTCAAATGAGTATGCTTCTACTGTTTCACCTGCAATTCTTGAAATACGAGCTGAAACACCACTACCATCAGTATCAGTATTATCAAATAGTAGTCTATCATTTACCTGATAGTTAACACCTGGGTTTTCAATAGTAAATCCAGTTACAGATGCATCCTCAAACTTGGTTGTAGTCTCAACTTCAATATCAACCTTAGAATCAAATCTAACTGATGGGAAGTAATCAAATAACTGTAATGGTGACTCTTCAAAGATTTGATCTGGATCATCAGTCTCATCTTGTTCAATAACACCACTTTTATCTTCGTCTTCTATCTCAAATAGTAGTATATCACCATTCTCTAATGTTAGGGCGTTTGTAGAGGCATTTGGTGCCCTTTCAACGTCAATATCAACGTTTTCATATGGATCACGATATCTAACAACACCAGTTGGAATATTTTGCTGAATAGCAGCATCATTCAAGTTCCAAGTATCTACAACAGAGTTGAAGTCAGGTCCTAGAACGTATGGGAATAATGGATTACCATCTTCAGTAGAATCGATAGTAACAAAGTAACAATATCTACCATCAGGATACTCAGGTGTTTTACAGAATCTACCATTGTATTGATCAAGCGCACCTAGACCAAACACATATTCATAGTCTTCTATAAAGTTACCCGCGGCCTCTGCAGATAACAAAGGTCCATCTGTTCTAACAGGTGTTGGATTAGAGTCTACATTGTATACTAGATTAGTTTTAAGTCTATATGAAGTATTGAGCTTTGCTACAGCAGATGATTGGTCTGTGGGATCAGAATATCCATATGGACCGTATACTGGGTTACCATCAAACGCCCAACCAACAATAGGAGAGTGTTGTAGTCCATCTTCTCTTTCTTTTATTAAACCTGCTGTATTTTCAAATAAGTTATCACCGAGAATGTATCTAAGTGTTTGAGGATTACTTAAGTGTGCGTATTCACCACCATATTGATTATTATATCCTTCAAATACAGAACCTTTAGCAGCATCAAATGTTGTCGTTGATTGTAAGTTGTAAGTCCATTCAAATACATTAGCGGTAAATGTTGCACCTTGACCAACAGAGTTTAGACTGATTACAGTGGTTCCCTGTACATAACTAATACCTCTGTTAACAATAGTGATACCAGTCACTCTACCTGCGTTTTCTCCATCAGTGTCTATAGTTGCTCTAGCAACAGCACCNAAACCTGCACCTTGTATACTNATCTCAGGAGCAGTTGTATATCCAGAACCAGCAGATATGATCGCAATAGATATGATTCTACCGTTGTTNACTATAGCTTGTGCAACAGCACCACTACCAGAACTCAGTGTAACACTAGGNGTAGATGTNTATGATAAACCACCTGACGCCACTGTAACGCCTTGAATAGGNCCNCGAACAGATGCAGAAGCAGCAGCAGATGTACCACCGCCACCAACAATAGTGATTTGTGGTTGTGAAGTATATCCTGTACCACCTGAGTTGATTAATATTCTAGATACAACTCCTTTTGTGATAATAGCAGTCGCTGCAGCACCAGAACCGCCACCACCAACGATTGATACTAGAGGAGATGAAGTATAACCTGATCCTCCTGTACTAACAGTTATTTCACTAACAGAACCATTAACAGTAACACTAGCAGTTGCACCTGTACCTCCACCACCTGATATAGTTAAAACAGGAGGAGATGCAGCATCATAGTCTTGACCTGCATTTGTTATACTGACACTAGTAATAGCACCAAATGTTTTCTTCCTAGTTGACTTGTATGACCATATTGATACTCCGTTTACCCATGTACCTATAGGTCCTGGAGATATAGTATTTTTTGTTGATATAGTTGTAGAAACTATAGGAAAACGATTTAACTTACGTTGGTTACCTGGTAAAAGAGCAGAACCAGGAAACGGACCAATCTTATAGTTAGGTATACCAGTGGATGCTAGGTATGCATAGGTATTATTGAAGAAAGAGTTTTGTACGTTAGTGGTATATGGTCCAATAGAGTTTAGTACAGCAGTGCTATCAGATTTACCTTTGTTTAAGTCAACAGATATAAGAATATTACCCTGTGGTACCACAGTTGCAGGTTGGGGTAACTGATATTGGAATACAGTGTTTGTATCTCTAGATGTAACTAAGAACGTACCATTATAGATGATTGGGTTAGCACCATATACAGTAACCTGATCTCCAACCAATAAACCATGATTATTTGCACAAGTTACAGTTGCAAACTGATTATTAACACCACCATAAGTGATACTAGTAACTTGAATGAGTTTTTTGACGTTATATAACCATGTTGTAAGATGAGGATCAAGACTAGTACCACCTAACTTAGAAACTGTTAGTTTGTCACCTGGTAGGTAGTAAGAACCTGTGTCAACTAGTGTTGTTTGCTGTGCATCAACTATACCTACTATGTTCATCACTACTTCTTGTAGTGTGCCTTTGTTTACGAATACTGTAAAGTTAGATGATACCTGAGTAGCAGAATCCCAATCTTCTACAACACCATTTGCTGAACGAGTACATTCAATAAACTGGTTAAGTGATTTTTCTTTATATTGTACAACTTCTGTCCTAGAACCCGTACCAATCACAAACTCCCCGTTTCTTTCTGGCCACCCAACGGTAGAGTCAACCGTAATGATTGAGTCGGTTGTATTGAGAGGTTCAGCAAGTTTTGTCTTATAAGGTACGGTAAACGTTCCATTTATAGTTTCTTCTGATAAAACAAGTTCAAATATCTCAACATCAGATGTTTTAATAGAAATATAGTTTTCAACTAACGCACTAGCAGCTTGAACATTAGGATCAGCAATATCCGCATCCTGTGTAATCAAACCGTCTCTTATATTTGTAGCATCACCAGAAACCTTAGTTGCTCTTAAAATAGTGTCTATAGACCATGTTGCATCAGATGGTTTAATAATCTGATCTTTTGGATATGTAACTGTGACATTCTCTCCATATAATAGTTTGAAGAGATATGCAATACTAAATGATGTACCTTTAGTTGAGTAAAAGTCTTTTACAGTTTTGATTGCTGTACGAACGTCAATCTTAGAATAATCTAGTTCTGGAACGTCTGGTAAGAACTGTTCAGTATATTTGTCTAATAATCTTTTAACAAATAGTGCATCAAGACATTTTACCTCTGTATCTACTGCAGCAACTGCTGCTGTAGTATTATTTGTAAATACTGCGTTTCCACTCTCAGTATATGAGGTAATACCAGATGCTGCTCTAGCACATCCAGTAAACTGTGCTTTTTCATATGCATTTCCTGCTTCAGTTACTGTAAATCCAGTAACTTCATTTAAACCAATCTCAGCAGATGCTTTTGCTTGGGGAGGTGATTGTATAACGATTTCTGGTGGAGATGCAGCAGAATAACCGCTACCAAAGGAACTTATATTAATATCTGTGATTTGACCATTGAAAATAGAAGCAACAGCAGTTGCACCTGTTCCACCGTTAGTTCTATTATCTACAATGTATACTGAAGGAACATCATCAAATCCACTACCACCATTAAGTAAATCTATTCGTATAACACGCCCATCTCCATCAACAACTGTTTCTAGTATCTGTGCACCTACAGGATCGACTATAGCAACTCTAGGTGTAGTTGTATATCCTTGTCCTGGATTTAATACTGATATACTACCAACTTTACCTTCGCTAGTTAAGTTTGCTCTTAATGCTGCTCTGATTGGGTTAGAACCTGTTGGTTCATCAACATATACTGTTGGTGCAGTAGTATATCCAAATCCATTCGCGGTAACAGGTATAGAAGTGATTTGTTCACTAGCAAGTACAGGAGTTCCTAGTTTTGCACCACCTGGTTGAATAAAAGTGATTCTAGGTGTAAATGTATATCCAGAACCAGAGTTAGTAATATTAAGTGCACTAACTTCACCATTAGCAACGGTTGCAGTGATTGTTGCTTGAGAAGATCCTGTTTTAGTTGGTGATTGTACTTGTACAACAGGAGGGTTAGTTGTACTATAACCTTTTCCTCCAGTCAATAGTGAAATACTCTTTAAACCATTAACAAGAGCAGTAGCAGCAGCTCCTGATCCTGTTGGTGAGTTGATACTAACTTGAGGAGGATATTCAAATCTATATCCAGAACCAATAGCATTAGATGATATACTTGTTAGAGTTCCAGTGTCACTAATACGAGCATATCCTTTTGCACCAGTACCAAATGAAGGTATTGGTGCTTCTATAGAATGTATTGATAAGAAACGTCCATTTAGAGGTGCTACTTTAAATATAAACTGATTTTTATCTATGAAGTAGTCTACTTTAGGTACTAGTAGTCTATTATCATAGATTACGTTTAAATACTCTTCGTTCTGAGGTTCATAGGATACACCACTACGAGTTAGAGTAAACTGTTTCTTACCGTCACCAAAAGCACCTGATATATTGTCTATTGCGTAGATTGGATTTTCAACAAAACCACTAAGATAGTAGATATAAGTTGATTCCGCACCATCCGCAGGTAACTTTGTCCTAGGTGCGGTAGTAAATACAATATTATTTCCAGATACCGTGTAATCTGTATTTGGTATTAAAATCTGACCGTATAATGACACAATCAAGTGTTGTGCACTAGGAGGAGCTACGGGACTATCCTGAGATGTTAATGGGAACTGTGTAGTGTTTCCGTCAAATGAGTTTATAAAGTTTGCTAGAGTTGTCCACTTAAGTTTTACCTGCTCATATCCTATTCCTGGAGCAAGTGAAATATTTGGTGCACTTCTTATACCTTCATAAAATATTACTTCATCGCCTATGAGAATAGAACCATTCTTTACTAAGAAAGGATCTATAGTCTCTACTACAATCGTATCTGATGTTGCAGTTATACCTTCTACAAGTTTTGTCTTACCATCTAGTATTCCAATATCTAACTTATCAATATCAAGATACTGAAGGAAGTTATTAAGTATATTTTGTCCTAAACCAGTCTTTTCTTGTGATTGATAGTAGTATTCAAGAAATTTATTGAACAGGGGGTATTCAGACCCAATGAAATCGGGTGATTGTGAAACAATCGACTGAGAAACCTTATTAATGTTCATTTACAGTTATGAGAAGCAGACTGATGTGTTTAGACCACCACTATTATCAATAGGTGCAACTTCCACTACGGACGGTGTACTGTCAAACGTTGTTGGTGTCAAACTATTTAGAGGGATAGTAGGAGGTGGTGTAGTACCAATAGGTGATACTGTTACTTCGGGACTAATAATGTTGATTATCGTTCCAGGTGTAGAAGCAGGTATTGTGTTACTGTTAGCAGGAATCATAACAACAGGAATCTGTAAATTTCCTGGAAGGAGTGTTGCATCCGTAACACTTCCTGCACCAGTTACACTATCAACGACATTTATTGCATTTGCCGAAGGAATGTTAGATCCTGTGCTAATAATGTTAATAGGACCAAAGCAAATCTCACCAGTTGCATAATTTATTGTACCTGCAGTACTATTAGTATATACTTTCTTATTACCTGTGTTATAGAATGTTTTTAAGTTTCCGTAACCATCATCTTCAAACTGTTGATCAATTCCAGGTCTATCTGCAGTTCTAAACGTACCAGATAAGACAACTGGTTCTTTTGTACAACCAGATGCTGCATTACCATCTTGACTAGGTGCAGAGTTGTATAACTCGCCTCCAATACTAATACAATAGGTATTAGTTTGATTACTATTAGGATTGATGTATTTTAAGATAGTTGTTTGAACAGAAACGTCAGAAATAGCAGAATCAGCAAGTGTGATTGCTTTTTCATATGCTTGTCCTCTAAATGTTGAGTTAAAGTTGTTTATTTGAGTTTGACTTGCCCACTCGTTGATTGCATTCTGTACATTCGTCTTAATTTGAGATGATGAGGATCCTGCACCAGTATCGTATAGAACAAATGGTTTTGTGTAGATGTATACGTTATCAGGATCGACTACAACAGGGTCAATCGATGCCATAGCATATTTCCTAAGGTCTGCTGCTATTTCCTTCTTTGTAGCGTCATTTAGAAGGGATCCTGTCTTTGTTTTGATCGCAATGAATACTTTTCCGTAAATTGGAGGATTTAGACTGTCTCCACCGTATGCAACAACAGAATCTGCATTATTATAGATCCTTTGAGTGATCAAAGCATAGTCTTGTGCTGTTACAGCTCTATATTGTGAGGAATAGAATCTTGGTGCGTTATATTTGATTGATTCTATGCTTTCTGCATCACTACCAAGTTGTGCACGATGATTTACTGTTAAAGTGGTTGCTTGAGCAGCATATGTCACACTTTGAGAGTCAGTGATGCTTCCAATGAAGTTAAATGTCTTGACTTCGTTTGCTGCCTTACCAGAAGTGACCAAATATTCTAAAACTACGACTTCTCCATCTTTTAATGCTCTTCCAACACTGTCATCACCAAATTTAACTTGAAAACGCATATCTTCACCCTCTGAAAGGAAATATGCTCTTGTTGCTGCAGTTAAAGTGGTAACAGTATCTACTCTATTGTAAATATCTGATGCAGTTGCTGTTTCTGTTGCTTTTACACTAACATTAAGTGTATTGATGTCTGCTTCAGCAGAAGGGATTGTATATTCTTGTCTCGCAAATGTATTTACAACATATTGGAAGGTTACTAGTGATCCTTCATACACACAAAGGTCTGCAAAGGTTCCAATACCTGTTGTAGGACTAACTTCTACAGTTGTATCTCTTAAAACGTTCCAAACATAGTTACCACCAGTGCAACTTGCACCTTTTCTCAAAGTAATGGTGCTAGGATACACTCCATTAGTCTGAACTGTCTGTACATCGAGCTTTAATGATGCTCTAGCAGAAATTACACTCCTTGGAGTGTAGTTCATTAACTTTGCAATATTAACGACGTTATCTCTAACAGTAGAAGAAGGTAAGAATGCCTCATTCAATGACATGTTCGCATTGAACGCAGAATAATATGTATTATAGGCAAGCATGTCTATCATGTAAGACAATGCTGATCCATCAAAGTCATAATCCGTAAACTCGCTTCGAGTTCTTAAATATGATTTGATACTTGCTTTGACATCTTCAAAGTCTAGTGCTGTTAGGTTATTTGGTTGCATTACTCAGGTCTCTGTAAGACGAATGTGATATCTTCAACTATAGGTAATCCAACTATTTTATATTGAACAGAAATATTAACTCTGTTCTGAGTATAAATCGGTTGAACATCAACTTTTTGTAGATCTACCCTAGGTTCATGCTGTTTGATGGTATTTATTATCTCATCCCTAAGGGCATCGACAATAAATGGGTCTAGTGGTTCAAATAAGAGCTCATTTACTCTTGAACCTACTTCTGGTTGGAATGGTTTTTCACCAGGAACGGTCAAGACGATATTTTTAATGGATTGCTTGATAGCATTGTCATTATTCACACCGTAGATATCTTTTGTGAACGGATTTCTTGGCAAAGCAATGTTAACGTCCTTGAAAGTTCGAGAACGCTTAAAACTTTTTCCGTCAATATCCTTTAACGCCATTTGCTAAGTGGTTTTACGTCTTTTTCCTTTTTGACAGGATACTCACTTATCAAGACTTTGCCTGATTTGACAAATTCTTCACTTTTGTCTACTTTTACAACCATGATTACTCCGATCCTCTTTTTATTTATTCAACTTCCGATAAAAACGTTAGGACTTGATCCAGAAACTACACTTAGACAGTCAAATGGGACTGTATTATTGCCATATGGGTCTGAAAATCGTCCTGCTCTCCTATTATTGATAAAAACTGTCTTAGTTGTTGCAAATAATCTTCTATTATGACCAACTGAAGGTTCACGACCATTCCCACCTACACCAGTGGTACAATGCCACGCAGGAGTAGATCTAACAGTCAAGCATTTGAATCCTATTGATATTGTAGTAAAGATAGTTTTGGTAGGGTGAGTGATCAAATCATCTTGATCTATAATAGGTACTAAGTTATTGACTATGACATTTCTATTGAACGGATCATTACCGCCACTCTGAGGATCTCTAGGAACTTGTGGATGCGGTAACCATGTTGCAAAGTTATCAACAAATGGCACTCTCTTATGAACAATCGTCTCTTGTAATGATGCATGAGGACACGGACTAACAAATCCTCCGCCAGGTCCAGGTTGCCATGTCACACCATTACCCTTACCGTGTCCGCTACACGTTCCTGTAAAGAGTGCACATGCTAGTTGAGCCATTAGGTTACTACATAAGGGTTTCCGTACGCTGCAGTTGCTCTACTCAAAGTTCTAGTTGCGGAAGTTAAATCATTATCCATAATCATATTACCTGTCGCGGACCAGTTTTGACATCCTGGACCTTGTACTCCACCAAGAAAACTAAAAGTTGATCCGCTTCTAGTTGATGCAGCAGGTTGTGGACAACTGAAATGACTTGTTCCTGTTTGTGCTACGTTAACACTAAGAGTTACGCTGATATTCGTATTGATCCTAGGATCAGGACGATACTGCCTCATAAAGTATTTAGTATAGGTAGAAGCATAAGGAAGCTCTGAGAATGGTCCTTGTACAGTTTCGATGTATACATTGTCATATGTTTCGTATTGCGGTTCATCTTGAGTCATTCGTGCAAACTGTGCGCTATGTCCTTCTACCTCACGCTTATTCTGATCTATGATTGCTCTCTTGAACTCTTGTGCTTCACTTGATGATCCAAAGTCAACTTCATTAAGTTTTGAATAATCTGTCTTTGGACGTCTTTCTTGTTCGGATACCGTCAACTCGGAAGACTCAAAACCTATTTGCGGTTTCTGTTCCACTCTTCTACTGTTTGGATCCATTTTCATATTCAATGTATCACCACTACTAACTTGTGCTCTCTCTGCAGGAGGGAAACTTCTAGATGCTATTAACGCATCTCTGTCGCGCTGTTGGTCATCTGCAGTGTAAGTAGGGAACGCATCACCTAAATCAGGGAACGCATCTATGAGATCAGTAGCGTCTCTTGCATTATTTTCATTAAATACGTTGATTGGTGACACGGAAGTGACAATCTTGTGTATGTTTGTGACACTAACCTGTGGCAAGTTTGTGCTAGAGTATCCGCTTCCTTGATTTGTGACTGTTACTGCAGTCAAAACTCCGTTAACAAATGTTCCTTCTACCTCTGCAGGTACACCAGACGCACTATATGGACTTGTAATACTCAGTTCTGGTATTCTTCCGAGCTTATCCCACCCTGATCCTCCGCCATTTGTATCAACTGCTACACTGACTACTCTACCATTAGTTACAGTTGCGGTACATGAAGGTTGTTTAAGTACATTATAGATGTCAGGAGCATTACGATCAAGTGTACCTATGGTATATTGGATTGATTTTTCACTAAATTCATACAATCCACCAAAGAAACCTCGATCTACAACACCTTTACCTGCTCTTACAGTGATTTGATGAGCTCTACTACTTGTATATGACGTATCTTTTGCAAAATTGCTTCCGTTTCCGTCCAAATAAGCAAAATGGTAAGGGAAAAGACCCTTTGAGGTGTCATAATCACTATCAATAGACGGTCCATGGACTACTTGAGTCACTTGATGACCATTTATAGTGTCTCCACTTCGCAAAACATCGGAAATTGTGCCTGATTGACCTTGTATAGCACCTACTGCAGTGATTTTGATGTTCAGTGTGAACGTGGTTGTCGAGTTGTCGGGGTGTGTATGGTCGTGGGTAAGCGAAAATACGTCGTCAACAGCATAATTTACGCCAGGACTGATGATTTCCTGTATTTGCCACCTCGTTCCAGTGAATGCTACTGTGGATCCCGACTCGTCGATGATCGGTTCGACCTTGACATTCAACTTTAGACCCTGTTTTGACCCAGAGTTCAACTCATAGATGTTAAAAGTACCTGCTGCCTCGTCTCCTGCTTGCCAAGTATTCTGTGTAGAGTCGTAAATGATACCAATACCCTCTCCTTCATTCCATGCATCACTATAAGTTACCCCATCATAAGACGCAGAGAGGTCTAGAACACCGTTAGGAAGGGTCGTAGAAAGAGAATCATACTCGAATACTATTTTGTTACTGTTAGTACCAATACCAAATAAGGTCGGATGGGGGCAATCGGGGTCGCCAGTATAGTCAATATCACTCTCTACAGTATACGCACACCCTGTGGAAGCGGGGGTACAGGTAAAATTGCTACAAGGGAAGCAGTTAGTATTGCTAAACGTATCACCGTTGTCATCTGTACTCTCCTCATCCTCTAAATGAAACGCAGGAGTTCCAATAATCCCTGCATTACTACCTGTATCATACAAATAAGAGAACCAAACATCACTTGACTGTATATCAAATGATAGTTGAGAAGGGAAATAGTCGTATATTAACACAGCACCATCATCACAAGGAGGATCACATACAGCAGAACGAGTTACTTTACCACAATTAGCACCACTTGCAGGAACAACAAACCCAGATTGTCCAAAAGCAGCACTACCCTGAGTTAAACA